CGGTTTGCGTTCATCGAGCATTTCGTGATGCATACGACAAAGACCAATAAGCGCTTCTAAACGGTCGTCGCGTTTCTTACTGCGCTTCACAATGTGGTGCGGATCATCCATCACGCTGCGGCACCTAATGCCAGGTTGCACTTCCCGCTCGCACTGCCCAGCGCCGCGTTTCCAAACTTCAATTTTGCGCTTAATCCAATCCTTGCCGTAGAGCCGCTCGCGACCGTCAAAAAACACACGACTTTTAGGATCGGTATAACCTCTCCTCTTTTTCTCCTCTACATCGTGCATCGCTGGAATCTCCCGTTAACGGCATTTCTGGGTGGGTACGATGTTCGCTTTCGAGTGTTTCGGTTTTGCTCAATCCTAGTTGCCCAGCGGCAGTTGGCAGGCTCGTAGTTGCCGTCGTTATTGCTTCTTTCGATTGTGTAAGTCTGGCTTGGCTTCAATCCCATATCTGCCAAAAAGTTATCAAATGAGTGTGCCCATCTATCACAAACTGAAATGCCACGCCCACCATAATTGGAATAATTGATGGCCTTAGGATTGTTGCAGCGCGTCCGAATCGCCACCCATGCCCGATATTCAGCGGTTCGGTGTCCTCTGCGGTTGTGCCCGTGTCTAAACCTATTGCTCTCCATGTCAGCGGTTAGCCTCCAAAACACCTATGCCACCATCGTCCCATCTGTGACTGCCGATGCGATTAACCGCAATTATGTTGTGGTAGGCCTTGCCGGCCTTTTCCTTGGTGACATAGGTGAAGGTGGCTTCCTGCCCCAAAGCTCCAGCTACGAGGTACTGGAACAGCCGCCCGTCAGATAGCTGGAAATTGTCGAATGCGGATAACTCCAGGGAAGCCCCAAATATGTCTTCCACGATAATGGTCGTGAAGGGCCGGCCCTGCTTAGTCTTCAGGTCCTTTATGGACTTGATGGTTCCCACTACATCGTCCACATCAGCGCCGCGGTCGATGCGCGGTTTGGGTGGTTCCGGCTCAGGTATAGGTGGAAGATTGAGTTTCGCTTTGCGGTTCTCCCAGTCTTGGTCTTTCTTGGCTGCCTGTGCGTCAATGGACGCTTGCAACTGGGATGTCAGGTCGTCTTGCGGGATGTTCGCTGGAGGGGCGGCATGCCCGTTGGTCTTCTTGGCCTGTAGTTCCGCAATTTTCCTGTCCGCGACTTCCTTGGCTGCTTCCTTGGAGCCGATTCCCACGGATTTGTTGCCGTCGTCGTCCACCTCTGCTGTTACGCCCACCAAAGGCTGATAGGCGTATCGCCTGAGATAGGTGATTGCCGATCCACAGGACTGCGCATCGAAGCGCGGCTTGCTGTCCCGACCTACCATGATTGCCGGGAAGGTCATGCTGCTTCGGATAGATTGCCCGGACTTGTGGGCAAGGATGGATACCAAGGTGGCTGACTGTCTCTCGATATCCACTTTGGGCAACTGAATGACTACGAGACCATGTTTGGCGAGTGCCGGCTGAGTGGCTGCGATGATGTCGGCCAGGTCGGCGTACTTCGAGTTGTAGTATGGGTTGCTGGTATCTTTCTTGACGGTTTGGAACTCCAGTTGCGCGAGAGCTAGAGCGGCTACGAGTTCTCCAATCTCCGGTTCCGCTTCTACCAGCATTGGTTCTTGTTCTAGTTCTAGTTCGCTCATATGCTCCCCCTTGCTGCTTTTCTCAGACACTCAGGACATTTGCCGTCTGGGAAATATTCGGTGACACTCTGCCCGTTTTCGGTATAGCCGCGCCCTAGGATGAGCGGTACGCCATGAATGGGGCATTTACGCTTCTTGGCCCATTGAGCGTCTTCTATTCGTCCGTACTCTTCATCCAGCTTTTGTATTTCCCACTCACTCAAGCCCATTGAATTCTCCTGTGGCGTTAGCCGAAGGCTGCCACGGCCTCACGCTGGTAGAAAAAATGTCTATAAAGTACGAAGCTCCACAATCAGAGCAAACCCAGACACACGTGTAGCAGCGTGAAACTTCGTCGTACAGCCGTCTGAGCGGGACGTGGTAGCAGGAGTCCTCGCGCAAGGCCTTGAGTCGCTCTTGAGTCACTTTTTGACCACCTCAGAGCGGGCCGCTTCTTCGGCTACCGCGTCAATCATTCTGCAAATGTCGCAATGGTTTTTTGTGAAAGCGATTCGGTGCAGATGGCAACAAGTAATTTCGCTAGTCGCAGGTTCGTGCAGTGATTCAATCCGTAGCCGCTCATATTCAGCGGAGCCTTTGTGTTGTGGGCAGAAATGAACTGTTTCCTGTAAATAACCAGTGAACCAATCCCATTGCTGTGCTCCTAAATGCGAATATTTAGAAGGGCCTTCTATCCCGCAAACTGTGCATTTCACGGCTGTAGCCCCCGCATAATCTCCGTGACCACCTCAGTGCTATTGAGGCTTTCGGCTATCGCGGGCTCAGGCTCTGCAGGTTCTACGCTGCGCACCCAGTCGATGAGTTGGTCTAGGGTCCAGTCTTCCGCGCCACACACATGCTCATTGAAAAGATGAGCAATATAGGCTTGATGATTAAGGTCAAATGCTAGAATGCGGTCATATTCGGGGTCACAACTGCACGGCGGTACATCGACATCTTTTCTTACCCACTTCCATCCCGTCGTCGATGAACACTTTTTTTGGGCCTCGGCATGTGAGCGGCAGCCCAGCGATGCCATTGCCATGCCAAGGGCGCAACCTTCGCCATTATGAATTGTCTGATAGGCTTTTGGCTTTAGTAGGGTTCTTCCTAAAGCGATTGCGTCACTCAGTCTCATCGAAGCCCCCGCATAATCTCGACAAGCATTCCGGTAGCAGCAGCCAGCAACAGCAAGCCAGTAATCAGAAACCACTTAGGCATGATTGCGGGCCTGAAATGCTTGCGGGTGCGGTCCATCATGTCGTGGGCGCTAGGGCCTTGGTAGATGTTCACGGAGCGGTTCAGCAGATCGTTCTCGGTCAACAGTGGTTGGCGCGTGTCTCGGAACTGGTGCTCGATAATTATTCCCATTGAATTCCCCTCAGTCTCTTCTTCGTCTGGCTGCAAATATCGAGTCCTAGTCGGGTCACCCATCTCGTTTGCTAAGTCTTCGTAGAAATCGCTCATGGCTTTTCACCCAGAGATTTTTGCCGGTCTTCTTTTTCAATCCACTCCAAGAAAAGGGTTGTAAATTCGTCGCTGGTGTAAATTCCTTTGTCGACAAGAAGCGTATTCATCGCGTACACAGTCGCCATGAATCGGTCTTCTCGCGTCGAGTTGTTGTAGGCTTCTGACTTAGCAATCAGTTCTGACGCGGTAGCCATCGAAGTCTTGTCCTTCGCAGTAGTTCCATAAAAGTTCACAGCAGCCCCACTTCCTCTAAAATCTTCACTAAGCACCACACGATCCCTATGACAGAGCCCACAACAATCGCGCCGTCCATCACTGCACCACGCCAGTCTTAAGGCCAAACTTTGGAAAGAACGAAGTGGGAATTGCGGCCGGTCGCAACGGGGGTGACGAAGAAATACAAGGTAACCCTTGCAGGTGCTGAGTGACTACGTGCACAGTGCCACTCGTGCTTACGATCTTGTGCAAGACGCTGATAGCCAAGCGGGTCAACTGGCTGCGCCCTTCGATGAAGGGAGCGAACTTCTCTTGCAGCTCGTTGGACATGCGAGCAGTTTCGGTATCCCATTTCACGCTAATTGTTTTCAAATTAATTCCCACGAACGCTCCTCATGTGCTCCCGTATGGATTTTTGACGTATACGTTCCCGTGCTGCGTGGCAGACCTTGCACCTGCGAGCAAATCCAGACTTACGTGGGCGAAGAGAAATGGCGGTCGGGTCGGTTATGTCGTGGCCTTTGTAGCAGTGAGTCTTTCTGGCATTGATGGCAGCTGGGCCAACACCGCGCAGAGTGTTCTCTTTGTGTGTAACCGCTTCAAGGTGTTCTGGATTCAAACAAGCACGATTGCGACAGAGATGGTCGAGTTCCAGGCCCTTGGGAATGGCACCGACGAGAAGCATGTAAGCGATCCGATGGGAGTGAATGTCCTTAAGAATCGGATCCCAACAAAGACCATAGCCTTCCTTGGAAACCGATTTTGTCCATATCCAGCATTCGCCCTCAATGCGAATCCATGGGCGCATTTTTTCGGGGAGCCTATCCAACATGTAGGCCTCCCGACATTTGACAAATCCATGACGGTACTGGGACTTGACTGTACGTGTGATTACTTAGTACCTTGCCCAACGCGTTTAGGGGCCAAGTGATGCAAATGCCGCCGATTGAGTGGCTTCTAGATGTGTCTGGAAATACGCTAGGAGATTTAGAGCTTGCCGAGTTGGATCGTGGCAGCAAACGATTGAAAGCCGCTAAAGCGGAGTGGAATGCCGCGGTCGAGCACTTCGCCAGAGACCGTGCCTCTGTTTTTCCCAATTCCTGCCAAGCTGCTCGTCGCGGGTCAGTCTTCTTGCGGCCAACGTTCCAACTCATAGACTTGCAGCGCGGACACTGAACGGGATTCGGTGTTCTCGGAGTCCATTCCGCTCCGCACAGTTTGCATTTCAATGAAGTTAAACTCTTCATGCGCGTACATTATTATTATCATGCCAGCGTGTCAAGGGAAATCTGAAACTATTTTGAGTAGTACTGTCCGATAGTCGGAGGCGCAGCCCGCCCCAAGTTTTGTGCCCAGCGAACCTAAAACGAAACTAATTCCCTTGACAGACTGCGGCAACAGTGTCAAATAGGACACAAAAGGAGAACTATGCTCCTCCTCGCGCAGCAAGTCATCCTGAACCATCATTACGGGTTTCTGGGCATCAACGGGCTCATCGGTATCCTCATCGGCTTGGTAATATTCGTGGTAATCGTCACCATCCTATTCAAGATATTCAATTTATTGCTGGCAGCGGTAGGCGTGCCGGCGCCCTGGTCAGCGATTCTATATTGGGTATGCGTGCTGATCATCTTTCTAGCGTTCCTGCACTTCTTCGGCCTTTATTAATGGCATTTGACTTAGCCAAGCTGACGGTGCGGCAGAGAGAGGCCTACAAGTTGCTGCGCGAGGGCAAGAGCAACAAAGAAATGGCCACAGAGCTGAATGTATCGCTTTCCACGGTTAAAGATTGTGTAGGGCGTGTTTTCCGGCGTTTGGGGATTGCTCCTGGGAATGGTGGCCGCAGACATATCGTTGCCAATTTCGAGGACAGTTTGAAGGACACCAAATTTGAGTGTTTACTGGCGATTGCTTCGCTTTCGCAGCGGATGGATAGGCATTTTGGTGTAACTACAGCGAAGGACATAACTTAGATGGCTACCGCATCATGAAAATTGATGCTCAGGAAAAGATTGCAGAGCTTGAGGCGCGTATCGCGAAATTAGAGCGTGACGCTTCAGAGCATTGGGGCAGGAATTACGAATATTTCACGGTGGATTCGACAGGTTTGCAAGGTCGTGATGTGTTTGGGGAGCACTGGGACAAGATGTGGAAGGAATTTAATTGCGTGATGAAAGCGGCATTTGGGCGTGTCACGCGATAGCTATGTTGTTGCCCGTACTGAGGTGGTCTAAAGAGGTAGAAACACGAGACTTACCATTATATTCTTACTGTTAGCGAGCACACTTGATGCGAAGCCTTGGTACAAGTCTTGGGAGAACTGGGCGCTCATTGGAGGGTCGATTGCAGCCAGCGGATATGCAACCCATGAGATTCACAATTGCCGGCAGCGTAACGATCTCATCCATTGTCCCGATGGTGGCTATGGAGATTTCCGGGCTCGTGAAGGAGTCAGGCTCGGAACAAGTTTTGGCGTGGTTGCCTTGTCAGTGTACGGTCGGCAGCACTGGACCCACGGCTGGCGCAACGAGCTAATCAACGATGCTCCAGTAGCAGCATGGTCAAGCTGGAACCTAGCGGTAGGCTGGAGTGACCATCAAGTGCCGAATTATCACGATGCTGAGAGATTCCGTGTTAAACAACCCTAAAATTGGAGTATTCTAGCGCCCATGAGCGTCGCTTACTATTGTCACAACTTCAACATACCCTTGAAATGGCGCATGTATCACTGGGTGCGGCGAATGCGCAACATTGTGCTCTATCCGCACATTCAAGGCTGGAAATAGCCTGAAAATGGCCAGAAAGACCTCTTTCCGGCAGCAAAAGTTCGCACAAAACTACGTTATTGACCTAAATGGCACAAGAGCCGCAATTGCAGCGGGTTACAGTTCATCTACCGCAGCGTCCCAAGCAACAAATCTATTGAAGAACAGCAAAGTTCAAAAGCTAATCGATCGGCTCAACTCCGCTCGTGCTGATAAGCTTGAACTTAGGGCCGACAAAATAGATGAGGAAGTGGCCCGTCTAGCTTTCTCCAACATGGCCAATTATGTGCGCGTAGATGAGGACGGCAAACCACAAGGCATAGAATTATCGGAACTTAGCCGAGATGACTGGGCAGCGGTGCAGGAGATTCGGGAAGACACTACTGGCGGCTCAGGTGACGGTCAGCGTAAAGCTATTCTACGCACTACATTGAAACTGAGTGACAAGACCAAGAATCTAGAGTTATTGTATCGTCGGCTTGGACTGCTCAAAGACAACGTTAAAGTGACCGGTATGGAAGGTTTGGCCGAGCAGATCAACGAAATACGGAAGCGCAAGCATGGCTCTAGCGACCCCAAGTCTTGAAGCCCAGATTATCGCTGAAGTAGGCGAATGTACCGACGATCCACTGAAGTTTGCGCAACGGTTCTTTCCCTGGGGCGCCGGCGAGTTAGCGAGCTCCACAGGGCCTCGTAAATGGCAAACAGAAATCCTCAGTCATATCCGTGACCATCTGCAGAATTCTGAAACACGCTTTCAGCTATGCCAGGTAGCGGTGGCTTCCGGCAAGGGGATTGGCAAGTCGGCTCTAATCGCCATGATTATCAATTGGGCGATGAGCACCTGCGGCGACTGTAAAGTGGTGGTAACGGCCAATACTGGTACTCAGCTAGCGACTAAGACGGTGCCAGAGGTTTCGAAATGGACGCGGCTGGCCTTTAATCGGCATTGGTGGGAAGTCAAGGCTACGAGTATTACCTCGAAAGAGCCCAAACATGAGCGGGAATGGCGAACGGACTTCACGCCCTGGTCGGCTGAGAACCAAGAAGCCTTCTCTGGCCTACACAACAAAGATAAGCGTATGGTGGTCATTTTTGATGAAGCCAGCGGAATTGATGACATTATCTGGAGCAACACCTTAAGTACATTCACTGATGAAAATACGGAAATGTTGTGGATAGCTTTCGGCAATCCGACTCAGGCTTCAGGAGGGTTCAGGGAGTGTTTTGGCAAGAATGCACACCGCTGGAAGACTTACCGGATTGATGCGCGAGAGGTGGATGGCACAAACCATGAGTTTTTGGCGCGCCAGGTCGCTGATCATGGCGAGGATAGCTGGTACGTGCGCATCTGGATTCGCGGGGAGTTTCCGTTGGTTGGCACAGATCAGTTTATCCAGCCCGACCATGTGGAAGCGGCGCGGCACAATACTGCTCTCGGTTATGAGCGATTACCCAAGATACTGTCCTGTGACGTGGCTCGATATGGGGCTGATCAAACGGTGATTGGCTGGCGGCAAGGGCGTAAAGCGGCCATCCTTGAGAAGCTGAGGGGCAAGGATACGGTATTCGTGGCTGAACGGGTGATTCACTGGCAAAAAGAGATTAAAGCGGACGCCACGGTCATAGACGGTGATGGTTTAGGCTCTGGAACGGTGGATCATATTAAGACGCGCGGATTCAAATGTTACGAGTTCCGCGGAGGCATGACTGCCAACGATGGCAATAAGTATCGTAACCGGCGCTCTGAGATATGGGGGTTGATGCGCGAGTGGTTAGCGGCTGGCCCGGAGATACCCAATGACCCGGAATTGTGCGATCAGCTCACCGCCCCGCTCTATTCTTACAATGCCAAAGGGCAAATTGAAGTGGAAACGAAAGACGATATGAAAGAGCGTGTACCATCGCTTGGCAGCCCAGATTGCGCAGACCAATTGGCTATGACCTTCAGTGTCACGGTAGCGCCCCCACCTCCGCCTGAGCCTATCCGCATGTACACGCCTGGCGAACAATCTACTGGCTGGATGTCGTGAGCAGGGCTGAAATTCTAGAGTCGATGGATAAACTCAACGCTGACCTAAAGGCTATGGTAGATAACGAGCGATTCATGCACGTTTGCGGAGGGTGCGGGTTCACGAGCTCTGGCACCATGCCTAAAGGCACTAAGTTGTATGCGCTCTGCCCAAACTGTTCAAATCGAGTAATGCAACAGGTGGTTCCCGCATGAGCGATAAGCCAATTTGCCCACGATGTGGCGCTGAAATGGTTGGGAAGGTTGTAGACTCTCACAAGAATGCCGGCGATGGAAAGCCCTACTATGTTAGAATCACGCTATATGACTGCGAGAAATGCCACATTGGAACCCAAGATGCCGGCAATTCTATCAGTGCATCTTTACGCCTTGGCGAAACAGGCTGAAAAGGTTTCCGATGAGTGGGTGCGCGAACTGCTTATGGCCGCAGATTCAGCGGAAGCGCTAGAGAGCATAGTAGCGAGATTCCACGGTTTAGACCCACCACCTTCTCTATTCGATAGACCGCTCACGCGGTAGCCATCCAATTTAGTCTCCTTGAGCTGTTCCAGAGATATTTTCCTTGCCAATCCCCCAACTGTAGCGTAATAGACACAAATAAGTGTTGCGCGTTTACCACACTTGAGGTGTACCTGTGCCTGTTATGGATTATCAAGCCGAAACTGTCCGTACTTTCCCCAATGGATTCAGATTTCGTATCGCGCCTTGGACATGTGCAACCTTCTGGTGGAATCACTTCGATAAAGAAGAATCCTTGGCAGTAATGGCTGATACCTATACGCATGGATTTAGCCTGCAAATCTATAAATGGCGCTTTGAGTTCAATTTGCGCAGGTGCCCTTAAATGCCCTGGAAATCCGTTCAACAGGCCCGTTGGGGCCATTCACCATCAGGAGTGAAGGCGCTCGGCGGCAAAGCCAAGGTCAGCGAGTGGGACAACGCCACACCTAAGGGCAGTCTCCCAGCAAAAGTACGCAAACCAGCCACGCGCACCGGCAAGAACATCAGTTTACGATCGCTCATGAGGGCGAAGTGACGGAAGAACAGTTAATCCTTCGAGATTACCGATTGCAGCGCCTTTCAGAACTGTGGAAGGAATTGTACGAAGGTGGGACTGAGCGTGAGGTTTTGCTGGATTTAATAGAGTTCATGAGAGCGGAAATCCTTGAATCTTCAGCCAAGAAATGACCGCGTACTCATCCGGCGCATAGACGAGCAGCGCGGTCCCATCGTGCTCACTGACGCGCCTAAAGGGCTAAAAGGGACAGTATTAGCGGTAGGGCCGGGAAAGTGGCACCCGGGTAATTGGGAGTATGTAGTAAAGAAGTCTGATTGGGATTATGCCGAACTCGCGTGGGAATGGGAACCCGGTTGGCGGCAAGAGTCCTCGGTCAAGCCGGGCGACACGGTACTATTTTCTTCTAAGTGGAACGATTTGGCTGGCGATTACTATAGCGATTTGCCTGTGGGCGCTGACCCAATGATTCACCTCGTTCAAGAGGCAGATATTCTGGCAAAGATTCAGCAGCCATCACTACAAATGGGCGAAGTTAACAAGCAAACAATGAGAGACCTCAAATATCGTGGCTGAGACTGCTGAGTTAAAGCAGAAAAGTGATGCTACCAGCGTAATCGAACTGGCCATGACGCGCTGGAAACAAGCGCAAGAAGCGGAATACGAAACCCGCGAGAAGTGCCTGGATGACCTGAAATTTTCTACCGGCGACCAATGGCCCGCAAATATCAAAGCTGACCGCGAAAAAGACAATCTGCCCTGTTTGACCATGGATCAAACGCAGCAGTCTGTCAGAATCGTTAGTAATGAATACAGGGCTAGGCGGCCGGCTATCAATATTTCCCCCATAGGCGATGGAGCAGACACAGACAGCGCAGAAATCATCCAAGGCATCATCCGGCACATTGAATTGCTGTCTGATGCGGAGATTGCCTACGACAATGCCCATGAGTTTGTTACGCGGATTGGCTTTGGATCATGGCGATTCCGCAGCGAATACATTGACGAGAACAGCGACGAGCAGGAAGTCGTTATCGACCCGGTCCGCAACCAATTCAGTATCTACTGGCAGCCGGGAGTACCCACCAAAAAGGCCAAATGGGGCTTCATTATCGAGGACGTGCCGCGGGATAACTATGAAGACGAATATCCCGATTCCAAGTACACGCAGAACGCTTCACTTACGGAGTTCATGGGCAAAGGCAATGCTGCGGTGGAGTGGGTATCGAAAGATGTGGTGCGGATAGCTGAGTATTTTGAAATTGTGGAGCGCGAAGGCAAGGGCAAGCGCAAGAAACAGCAGGTAGTCTGGCGCAAGATCAATGCAACTGAGGTACTAGAAGGTCCTACGGACTTACCGGGCAAGTCCATTCCTATATTTACAGCTGTTGGCGATGATTTTGACGTCGATGGGAAACGCTACCTCGCCGGCTTGATTCGTAATGCCAAAGACCCGCAGCGCATGTACAACTTCTGGACCTCCGCAGCGACGGAAAAGATAGCTCTCAGCAGGACCGCTCCTTATATCTCAGCGGTTGGCCAGATCGTCAATCCAGAGCAATGGTCAAACCCCAAAAACACCAAAGTATTATTTTATAACGCGCAGGATGTAGCCGGTAAACCAGTTCCACGGCCTGAGCGTGACTTGCTAGAGCCTGCTATTGATTCCATGCGGTACATGACGCAACAAGCTGCTGGCGATGTCAAAGCAGCGATGGGTGTTTACGATCCTTCACTTGGGCAACGCAAAGGCGATGAATCCGGTAAAGCAATTCAACATCTTCAGGAACAAGGCTCGCTGGCCACCTCGAATTATGCGGATAACGTAGCGCGAGAAATGCGCCGTTCCGGCTATGAGCTGATTGACTGGATTCGGGAGTTTTACGATACCCCCAGACTTCAGCGCATCATCATGCCGGATGGCACGCAAAAGCAGGTAGTCATCCATAACGGGCCAGATCAGGCTGAGGAAGCGAAGAAGCTGCTAACCGAGAAGATTACCAAGGCTTTTGACATCAGCGTAGGTCGTTACGATGTGGCCGTTTCAGTAGACAAGAGCTATCAGGCCAAGCGCCAAGAAGCGACCGCTACACAACTCGAATTAATGCAAACTCTGCCTAATCAGGCACAGTTCTTCGCCGATATCGCTGTTCGCAACATGGACATCCCGCAATCCAAGGAAATTGCTGACCGCTTGAAGATGATGCTGCCGCCACAGTTGCAGGAAGATGATCAGTCCCCTGAGGCGCAGGTACAGAAACTACACCAGCAACTTTCTCAGGCAATGCAGCAGCACGATTTGCTTACCAAAGCCCTAGGGGATGCGCAGAAAGTCATCGAAACCAAGCAAATCGAGAATCAGAGCAAGGAAGCCATCGCTAAATATCAGGAAGATGCGGCGGTTAAGATCGCGCAAATCAATGGAGACGTAAAAGTTGCCGTTGCGGAAGTAGGCACCAAATCACAGGAACTGAGTGAGCGCATAGATTGGCTGAAAACGGTATGGACTGAGACGCACAACGCCGCGCATGAAGCCGCTACACAAGCCGTTGACCATTCCCATGAAGCTGGGTTGGCAGCACAGCAGACCACCGCGGACCAGCAAGCGCAGACGAGCGACCAATCCCACGAAGCGGACATGACCGCTGCGAATCAGACCCATGAACAACAGATGGCCGAGCAGCAACAGGAAGGTGGGGAAAATGGTGGGTAAGGGCTTCTCTGGCATCTCAGCCAAAGGGAGCTTTGTACGCCAGAAACCGGAAAGCGTCCCAGCGTCCCTGCTCAACGTGCTTTCCTACGTCCGCTCTGCGCGCGAAAGCCCTTCCGTTTTCAACAAAGGGACATTTCAATCCCAATGCCTGCGTCGCACTTTAGCACAACAGGAGCCCAGCGAATGAGGAAAACCATCCTATTTCTAGCGCTGTTAACCGCCTATCCTGCTTTTGGGCAAGGCAACGCTTCTCCGCTCGTGGCTGCTTCCAGCGCCACAGG